TAAAGATTATATCTATCGCTATGTTCTAGTTGATAGATTTAAACATACATCAACTGCACATCATGGTTTTGATAAAGACTTAGAACTTACAGAAGCTGAGATCTTTGCAGCAGTAAAACCTAGGCAGTTAAGACGTAAATATATTATAAAGAAAGTTTAATATGGCATCAGTAGTAGATATTTGTAACACAGCTTTAAATCAATTGGGTGCTACAACTATAATATCCCTTACAGAAGATTCAAAAAACGCAAGGCTTTGCAATGCAAGATACACAAATGTTAGAGACGCATTATTTAGAGTTCATCCTTGGAACTGTTTACAAAAAAGAGCAACACTAGCTGCAGACACAGCAACTCCTGATTGGGGTTATGCAAAACAATTCACATTACCATCTGACTGTTTAAGATTACTTACAGTTTTAAATTATGATTATGATTATAAAGTTGAAGGAAGAAAAATTGTAACGAATGCAGGATCAATGAGTATTTTATATGTTGCAAGAATTACAGATCCAAATGAATATGATGAATCATTAAGAGAACTAATATCAGCAGCATTAGCAGCAGACATTGCTTATGCAGTTACTTCATCTAATCCTGTATCTCAAACTATGATTGCAATCTATCAAGATAAATTAAAAGATGCTAGATTTATAGATGCAACTGAGGGACAAAATACATTATTAAATAGTGGATCAGCAGATATTATAGAAGCAAATACATTCCTTAACTCAAGGTTTTAGTAAATGGCTAAAGTTGCAGTACAGCTTACTAATTTTACTGGCGGAGAATTATCACCACGTTTAGATGGTAGAAATGATTTAGCTAAATATACATCAGGTTGTAAGACATTAGAAAATTTTATTGTTTATCCTCATGGTTCAGCAGCAAGAAGACCAGGTACACAATTTGTAAATGAAGTAAAAGATTCTTCAGCTAAAACAAGATTAATTCCTTTTGAATTTTCAACAGAACAAACTTACATACTTGAGTTTGGTAATGAGTATGTTCGTTTTTATAAAGATGGTGGATTAATACTTGGAGAAAATACTTCTATTACAAATGTAACAAAAGCAAATCCTGCAGTAGTAACAGGAAGTTTTGGTTCAACAGCATATCCAATAATATCATCAACAGCAACATTTGCAGCAAGTGCTACAGGAACAACACATAGCGTTACACTACCATCATCAATAGCATCTGGTAATTTATTAATTGTTATTTTAAGAGTTGGTACTGGTACAGGAACAATCACAGCAACTACACCAACAGGCTGGACAGTTTTAGGATCTAGAAATTCTACTGGTATAACTTATGCTTTTTATAAAATTTCAGATGGAACAGAAGGAGCTACTTTAGATATCACTATATCTGCATCAGCATTTTTATCTGCTATCAGTTATAACATGACAAATTTTACAGGTGTTCCTGAAATTTCTTTCGCAAGTACAAATGTAAATAATCCTCCATCTATATCAAGTTCTTGGGATGCAACTAAAAGTACATTTATATCAGTTCTAACAAATAGAAGATCTGATGGAAGCACAACAACAGCACCAACAAGTTATTCAGGTTTACTTACAGCAAAACCAACATCAAGCACATCAACTACTAGAGTTAGTATTGCAACAGCAACTAGAGATTATGAATCTAAAACAGATGATCCAGCAGCATTCACAACATCTGGAACAATAGACACACCTCATTCAGCAACAATAGTTGTTAAAGGAACACAAGCCTTGTCTTATGCAAATGGAAATACAGTAATCATTAGTGGCATTGTTGGAATGACAGAACTTAATGATAATAGATATAAAATTGCAAACGTAACAACAACTACATTTGAATTACAAACTCTTGCTGGTGCAAATGTTAATTCAACTTCTTATACAACATATACATCTGGCGGTATTGCAAATCGTATTTATGAAATAGTAACACCATACTTAACAGATGAATTAGATAAAATTAGCATAGCTCAATCAGCAGACGTTATGTATATTTGTCATCATAATCATCCTGTAAAAAAATTATCAAGAACTGGTCATACAAATTGGACATTAACAGATATTGAATTTACTAATGGACCATACTTAGATCATAATATTACTGATACAAAATTAACACCAAGTGCATTTAAAGGAACTGGAATTACAATAACAGCAGATTCAACTGTTGGTATTAATAATGGTTCTGGATTTGTAGCTGGTGATGTTGGAAGATTAGTTCATATTGGTTTTGATATTGGTCATGCAAAAATTACATCAATAAACTCTACATTAGAAGTTGTAGCAGATGTTATTGAACCATTTGCAACAACTGATCCTGGAGAATTAAGTAAAGATACAAGTGATTCAGCAACTACTATTGAATCATCAACTGTTAAAAACTTTCCAGATACAGGAACTATAGTTATTGGTGATGAAGAAATAACTTACACAGGAAAACAAACATCAGCACCACTTGCTTTTACTGGTTGTACTCGTGCAGCAAATGGAACTACAGCTGTTAAACATTATCAGTTTGATAAAATATTTAATAAGTCAGTTGAAGCAACAGATGACTGGTCATTAGGTGCATTCACAGAAACAAATGGTTATCCTTCTTGCGTAACTTTCCATGAACAAAGATTAGTATTTGCAGGAACAAAAACTAGACCACAAACTTTATGGTTTTCTCGTTCTGGTGATTATGAAAACTTTAATGAAAATTATCATTTAGAAGTAGCTGATGATGATGCTGTAATTTATACTATTGCATCTAACCAAGTTAATGCGATTAACTTTTTATCTTCTTCTAGAAGTTTAATTATTGGTACAACAGGTGGAGAGTTTGTTGCATCAGGAGGTGGTACAGATGATTCTATTACACCTACAAATATTTTAATTAAGAAACAATCAAACAATGGTGTTGCAGAAACACAAGCAGTATTAGTTGGTAACGTAACTTTATTCTTACAACGTGCCAAAAGAAAGATTAGAGAACTAGCTTATAACTTTGACGTAGATGGATATGTCGCACCTGATCTTACTATTCTTGCTGAACATATTTCTGAATCAGGAATTAATCAAATGTCATATCAACAAGAACCAAATCAAATTGTTTGGTGTGTAAGAGATGATGGTCAAGTAGCTGCTTTAACATATCAAAGAGAACAACAAGTTGTTGCTTGGCATAGACATAAATTTGGTGGTGCATTTGGATCTGATATTGCAGTTTGTGAATCCATTGCAACAATTCCAACTGACGATAAAGAATATCAAGTATGGGTTATTATTAAGAGAACAATTAATGGTTCAACAAAAAGATATATTGAATACTTAAATACATTTGATTTTGATGAAACAGATAACACAACATTTAATTTCTTAGATTCTCAATTAGAATATGCAGGAACATCAACAACATTAAACACAACAATAAATAGTTCAGCTACATCAATTGTATTAGTAGATGCAAGTTTATTTACAACAACTGGAAGAATTAAAATTGATAATGAAATAATTACATACACAGGAAAATCTACAAATACATTAACAGGATGTACAAGAGGAGTAGAAGGAACTGCAGTAAGTCATACAGCTGCAGCAACTGTTAGTCAGGTTGCATTAACAATAACTGGCTTAACTCATTTAGAGGGACAAACTGTAGGAGTATTAGTTAATGGTGCAACACATCCTAACAGAACTGTAAGTGGTGGATCAATAACTTTAAACGCAAGTTATAAAAATGTTAAAGTTGGATTATCATATACTTCAACATTACAAACAATGAGATTAGATGCTGGTGCTCAAGATGGAACTTCACAAGCAAAAACAAAAAGAATATTTGATATTACATTAAGACTATATGAAACTCTTGGTGCAGAAGTTGGACCAGATTTAGATCACATGGAAACAATTCCATTTAGATCTTCTGCAGATCCTATGAGCCAAGCGGTTGATGTTTACACTGGTGATAAGCAAATTGAATTTAGAGGTAATTATGAAACTGATGGATATATATATATTCGTCAAACTCAGCCTTTACCTTTAACAGTTTTATCGCTATACCCTAGATTAATCACTAATGACGCATAATAATATGAATCAAAATAAATTACTTATAATTCCTTATGTATCTAGTCATGGTAAAATTATATTAGAATCTCAAATGAATCATAACTTATCTCAATTAGATGCTGAATATATTAATCAATCTGCAAACTTAGAACAAGAAAATATGTCATTCACTTGTGTTATTGGAGATAAGATTGTTGCATCAGCTGGTATTAAAAAGATTTGGAATGGAGTTGGTGAGGGTTGGGTTCTTGCTACATCTGGAATTTGGAATCATCCAGTTACTATTGCTAGAGCAATTAAAAAGAATTTTGAAAATGTCGCAAGAAAAAATAATATTAAAAGAGTTCAAACAGCTGTTCATGCACAGTATGGAATTGGAATTAGATTTGCTAAATGGTTAGGTTTATCTAATGAGGGTTTAATGAAACATTATGGTTTAGATGGTAGTGATCACTACAGATTTGCGAGGATTTTCTAATGGGAATTGAAGCAGTAATAGCTTTAACAGCAGCACAACTTTTACAACAACAAGCCGCTGGAGATTTTAATCAGGCTGTTCAAGAAAGAAATGCACAGATAGCTGAACAAGAAAAAAAACAAATTGATCAACAAAATGTTTGGGATCTTCAAAATTTTACTGAAAAATTTAATCAGCTTGAGGGACAGGTAACAACAAGATTAGCAAAATCTGGAGTTACATTAGAAGGATCTGGAGCTAGAGTAATGAGAAAGAATGCTGAACAAGCAGAATTACAAAAACATATTATAACATATAACTCTCAAGTTGCCGCTGGTAAAAAAATGGAACAAGCAAACATGTTTAGAATACAAGGTGATATGGCTCAGATGAGTGCACGATCTGCTCAATTAGGAACATTAGCATCAGCTGGTTCAAGTTTACTTAGAATGGGTGGTGGTTTTGGACCACAAGCCGGTGATAGACAATATACAGATTATTAAAATATGCCAAAAATACCTACATTTGAAACAAACGTAAGAACAACTACTGAAGTACCTGGAGCTCAAACTTCTTTGCAAGCTCCTATGCCTAGCGATTTTGCATCAAAGATTTCAAATACAATTGTTGATTATTATGTAAAAGAAAAACAAGATGAAGCAAAATTAAAATCTTTAGAATTTACAAACAAAGCTAATATTGAATTACTTAATTTGCATGATAAATGGAAAGATCATCCAATACCAAGTGAAGCTGCAAATGGTTTTCAAAAAGAAGCTGGTGAATATATAAGTAAATTTACTTCTGAAGATTTACAGAATGAAAACAATTTTACTAAAAGGCAAACTCAATCTCAACTTAATGCAACACGATCATCTTTAAATTTATCTGTTTTAACAAAATCAAGAGATGCTTTTGAAAAAGCTAAACTAAGAGAAGAAGATAAAACTAAAAATATTATATTAACAAACACTTTACTTGTTCCAGGATATGTAGAATCTGGTCAAGCATCAAACGAAATATCAAATTATATTGATTCAAATATATCAGATCCAAACCCAGATATTAGCGTTAATAAAAAGAAGTTAAAATTTGATTCATGGATGTCAGCTGTTAATACAGTTAAAATGGAACAAGATTCAAATACACAGTCAAATTTTTTACAAAGAGTAACAGAAGATCCATCTTTATATCCAGGAGTTCCTACTAGAGAAAGATTAAAAATTATTGAACATGCTCAAGCAAATTATAGCAAGAGACAAACTGAATCATTAAATGCAACTATAAAATCAATTTATGTAAATTCTTCTTTTACTGAAGGAGCTGATACAATTGCTTTACTAGATGCTGAAATTAGTAAAAAATTTCCTGATCCAGAAATGAGAGACAAAGCAATGAAAATGCTTAGAGAAGAAGATATAAATAGAAAAAAAACATTTGTAGATAAGGGTGCTGGAGAATACTACATTAATAACACTCCTGGTCTTAATCAAGAATACGCATTAGCATTACAAGATAATAAAAGAATGCCTCAATTTAAACAATCACTTGATTTTATTTATAAAGAAAAAAATATACCAGAACAATATAGAACTTATGTTCCAAACAATAAAGTAGTTGAAATTGTTGATACATTAAAAGGTACAAAAAATGCAGATGAAAAATTAAAAACAATACAAAATTTAAATGTTGTTTATGGATCAGATATTATGCCAAGTTTATCTAAACAACTTGTTAAAGCTGGACTTCCTACAGATATTCAAATTGTTATGAGTACAAATAGTGAGTCTTTAAAAAAAGATATATTATCTTCTGCATCAGTTAAAGATTTAGAAGAGCAGGCTAAAAAGAAAATATCTCCTGCAGAATTTAAAGCAATTGAAAAAGAAATTTATAATAAAACAAAAGATTATCAAGAAATTATTTTACAACAAAAAAATGGTTCAAGAGATAAAACAGAAATATTACTTTCAATGGAAAAAACATTTTATAATGCTGTTTTAAATAAAGTTGTTAATAGTAAAATTACTCCGTCAAATGCTGTAAAAGAAGTTACTGATGCTTTTAAAGCTGATTATGATTTAACTCAAAAAACTTATTTTATACCAAAAGATATTGGTGGAATACCAGTAAATAAAGAAGCTGTGAAAGATAAAGCGGATATGATTGCATTGGCTGTTGAAAAATCAAATTATTTAGATGAATTTCATGGCAAAGATGGTTTTGGTCATTATGCTACTTTAGCCGGTTTTCAAAATGCTCTTCCTGAAAATTTAAAGATGTCAACAACGGAACAGTTTAATGCTTATGTTAAAGAAAAAATGATTTCTTCTATGAGAAAAAATTCTAAATGGTTACTTAATAAAGATTCAACAGGTATTGTTATGTATGTTGATTTAGCAAATGGAACAATTCCTATTACAAATGCAAAAGGAGAAAATATAGAATTTTACTTTGCTGACATACCTAATAAAAATCCTAAAATTAAAAGCATAGACATGTTTTTACCAGGAACTAATAAACCATTAGTAACAACTGGTTTAGAACCAGATGTACTTAGAGAAACAACTTATAACAATCCTCTATAACAATGCTAAGCATTAGTTTAGATCAATTTGAACCAACGAAAGAAGAGATTGGTTCTGCATTAGGAAATCTTAAAACAGGATATTGGGATGCACAAGGAGCAAACATAGCAAGCTCTTGGGATTATAATCCAACATCATCTTTGTTTAGATATGCAGAAAAAGAAAAGGCATATAGTGAAAGCAATGTTTATTTAAATAAAGATGAATTAAATAAACAATATGCTGGTATGGGATTATATTTTGAACAAGATACAAGAGAAGGTGTTGTTGATTATTTAGTTAATAGAAAACAAGTTGAACAAGAAAGAGCATCTATTATGGCTCGTGGACCACAAAGTGCTTATGGAACTTTTTTTCTTGCTAGTATGGCTACAAACTTTGTAGATCCAATAAACATAGCGTCTGCTTTTGTTCCTGTTGTTGGGGAAGCAAGATTTGCAAATATGGTTGCAAGATCTGGTGCAACAGTAGGAAGGTTACAAAAAGGATTTATTGAAGGTTTTGTTGGTAATGCTTTAGTTGAGCCAATTGTTTATGGAGTAGCAAAATCAGAACAGGCTGATTATAATGCTTATGATTCTTTTTTTAATGTAGCTGTTGGTGGTGTTATGGGTTCTACTCTTCATGCTAGTTTTGGTAAAATAGGAGATGTTATTGCAGAAAAAACTGGAAAGCCAAATATATATCAAAGATTAGCAGCTATCTCTCCTGAGAATCAACAAGATCTATTAAAGTATTCAATAGGTAAAGCATTAAAAGGTGAAACAATTGATACTGCTGATGTTGTAGCAACTAAAACTAGAATTGGAGATGAACAATTAAATAGAATAGAAGATCAAATAAATGAATATAAAACATTGTTTCAACAAGCAATGGATAAAAATGACATTAAATCAGCTAAAGTTTATTTAGATAATGTAAGAAATTTACAAAAAACAGAAAGAGATATATTTGAAGCTAAAAAACAAAAAAATGATTTAGCAATTCAAAGAGGAACTATAGGTGATAATGTTAAACCAGAAAATGCACCTATAATAGAAACAAATATAGTTTTAAAAGACAAAGGAATAAATGATATTCTTGCAGAAGCTGAAAATTTAAATCAAAGAAGTAAACTTCAACAAAAACAATTAGATATTAAAGAAGAAGATTTAACTGATAGTATGAAAGAAGATAATAAAAAAATTCAAGAAATTGATAATTTATTAAATAATAAATCAACTATAAAAGATTCTCTTAATGCAGGATTTGAATGTGTTGTAAGGAGTATTAATGGTTAAAAAACCTACTATAAAAACATTTGATAAATGTTTTCAAGAAATGAAAAGACTATCAGGTGACAAACTATCTGATGATAAAATAAATCAATTTTTAGATGAAATTAAAATAAAAATTAATGAAGATAAATTTAAACAAGGTGAAGCAAAAACAGAAAGTATATTAAAAGAAAAAATATACGATAATTTTGAATATCAACAGGCTTTAGATAAAAGAAATTTAGCTGAAAATAATATTAAAGCATTAAATTCTTATCAAAAAATATTAGATGCAATTGCATTAACTAAAGGAAATAAATATCCACTAGATGCTGTTAAAGGTGTAAGAGCTATATTAGTTGGAATACAAGAATTTTCAAATATAACAAGAGACTCAATAGGATCAAGACAAGCAACCATTGAAGATGTTGAGGCTAACAAATTATATCATTCTATTAACAATATCTCAAAAACAAGCTGGAAAGATTTTGAATCTGGAAAAATAGATTTAGAAATTAAACAGGAGATGCTTGGAATTAATACAGGAATAAAAGATGCAAAAGCAATTGCTGATTTTTTAAAAAAATATCAAGAAGAATGGAGATTAAGACTTAATGATCTTGGTGCTAATATTCAAAAGTTAGATGATTGGATTACAAGAACAGTTCACAATTCTGATAAAATGGCAAATGCAAGTAAAGGATCTAGACTTATTGAAGATAATAGAGCTGCATGGGTTTCTTATATTGGAGAAAGATTAGATTTAAAAAGAACATTTGTTGGAGTTACTGATGTAAAAAAATATAATGAAATACTTAGTGATATTTATGATTCATTAATGTCTGGTGATCACTTAAAACATGGTGGTACAAATAGTATTTATGGAACAAGAAATGCAACTAATCGTTTAAACGCATCAAGAGTTTTACACTTTAAAGATGCTCTTGCTAGACATGAATATGATATTGCATTTGGTGAGCCTTCTTTAAAAGAAAGTGTTTTATCTGTTTTAAGAAGTACTGCAAGAAACATTCCTTTGATTGAAACATTAGGAACAAATCCTCAATTAGGATTAGAAAAAGTTTTAGCTCTTTTAAAGAAAAAATTTAAAAGTACTGATCCAGAATTAATTAAAAAACTAAATACAACAAACTTTAAAGCAGAATTTGCTGAATTAGATGGTAGCGTTAATAGTATTGGTAATGCAACTATGGCTAAAACAGGAATGATTATAAGAGGATTACAACGTATTGGTAAATTAGGGTTTTCAATAATTTCATCTTTTTCAGATCTTGCTCAGTATATGGGTGCTACTAATTTTCAAGGAAGAGGATTGCTTACAGGAATACAAGAGGCAATGAGTTCTTTATTTAAAACACAAGATAAAAATGCAAAAGAAGTTCTTGGAATAATAAGTAATAGTATTATAGCAACTAACTCTAATAGATTTTCTAATATTGATTCTTTTGGAAGATTTTCTAAATTTGAAAATTCATTTTTTAAATGGTCTGGTTTAAATAGTTGGGTTGCTGATTTAAAATCAGCAATGACTGTTGGTTTATCTCGTCATTATGGAATGCTTGCAGATATTAGTTTTGACAAATTAAATATAAGAGAAAGAAATCTTTTAAAACTTTATGGTATAGATTCTGGTAAATGGGATTTATTAAGATCAATAAAAACATTAGATCTTGAAAATAAAAGATATTTAACAGCAGAGGGTGTTGCAGATTTATCTGATGATATTATAAAAAAGTATGCAAAAAAAGAATTAAGTGAAAGAGAAATAAGAAATTTTAAAAGAGATTTAGAAATAACATGGAGAAATCTTTTAGTTGATCAAGCAACACATGGAACTCCAGAGCCTGATGCAGCAATTAGAGCAATTACTAATCAAGGATTAGAAAAGGGAACTTATGCTGGAGAAGGTTTAAGATTTATGATGCAGTTTAAAAATTTTGGTATAACTATGTGGAAAAAAATTATTGGTAGAGAATTAAAAAGCTATGGTCCAGATGATAGTAGATATGCAACAGCAGCAGGATTAACAAATATATTAGTAATGAATACAATTCTTGGTTATATATCAATGACAACAAAAGATATGTTAAGAGGAAGATCTCCTAGAGATACAACTAAACTTTCAACACTTATTGAATCTATGGCTCAAGGTGGTGGACTTGGTATTTATGGTGATTTCTTAGTTGGTCAAGTTCAAAATACTTATGGTAGTAATATATTTGAAACTCTTCTTGGACCAACAGCATCTGATAGTAAAAAAATTCTTGATATTGTTTTTAATCCAAAAGATCCGGCACATGCAGGAAAAAAAGCTCTTGAATTACTTGAGGGTAATGCTCCTATAATAAACCTATGGTACACTAGAGCTGCTTACGATTATCTTATTGGTTATAATATTAAAGAATTTTTAGATCCAGGTTTCTTTGAAAGAATGAAAGCAAAGCATGAAGAGAAACGTGGTCAATCTTATTTTCTTAAACCTTTATAGACATTAGTATTAAAATATAATAAAGAAACTTTATGACAATATCCTCAACTACAGTAAAGAATAGTTATAATGGTAATGGAAGTACACTTGTATTTACGTACACATTTAGGATATTCCAAGATTCTGATTTAGAAGTTATCATTAGATCTTCAGCTGGTACTGAAACAATTAAAACATTAAATACACATTACACAGTTGAAGGTGAAGGTAATTCATCTGGTGGTACAGTTACATTTTTAAAGAGTTTACCTGATTATGATTATACTCCTCTATCTACAGATAAAGTTATTATAAGAAGAAAATTACCTCAGACACAATCAATAGATTATATCGCTAACGATCCATTCCCAGCTGAATCTCATGAAGAAGGATTAGACAGAGCAATGATGTCTTTGCAAGAAATGCAAGAAGAATTAGACAGAGCAATTAAATTATCTAGAACAAATACAATTACATCAACTGAATTTTCTCAAGATGCTACAGCTCGTGCTAACAAAGTATTAGCTTTTAATGCTAGTGGAGAATTAGCTGTATCTACAGAGATTGGAACATACAAAGGTAACTGGACTACTGCAACTGCTTATGTTGTTAGAGATATAGTTAAAGATACTTCTAATAATAATATTTATATTTGTTTAACTGCACATACTTCAACTGGTTCTCAACCAATATCTTCTAATGCTGATTCTGCTAAGTGGGGATTAATTGTTGACGCAGCATCTGCAAGTTCTTCAGCTAGTGCAGCATCTTCTAGTGCTAGTGCAGCTTCTTCTTCAGCTAGTGCAGCTTCTACATCTGCTTCTAACGCATCTACTTCAGCATCTAATGCATCTACATCTGCAAGCAACGCTTCTAGTTCTGCATCAGCAGCTTCTACAAGTGCATCTAATGCTTCTACAAGTGCATCTAATGCAAGTTCATCAGCAAGTGCTGCTAGTTCATCTGCAAGTTCTGCTAGTACATCAGCAACTAATGCTGCAAATTCTTATGACTCTTTTGACGATAGATATTTAGGAGCTAAAACAAGTGATCCAACAATTGATAATGATGGAGACACATTATTAGATGGTGCTTTATATTGGAACACAGCTGTTAATAGAATGAAAGTTTATGATCTTGGTAATGCAGCTTGGAATTTTACAACTCCATCTTCATCTGATCAATCAAGTATTAATACAGTTGCTACAAATATTGCAAATGTAAATTCTGTTGGCACTAGTATTGCTAACGTAAATAGTGTTGCATCAAATTCTACAAATATAAATTTAGTCGCTGCAGATATTACTAATGTAAATAATGTTGGTAGCAATATAACTGGAGTTAATTCTTTTGCAGAAAGATATAGAGTTCAATCAAGCGATCCTTCTACTTCATTAGATCAAGGAGATTTAGTATTTAATACATCATCATTAGTTTTAAAATATTATGATGGAAGTGCATGGGTATCTGTATCAGGTGGTGCAGGAGGCAGTGGAATAACTGACATTACATCAACTGATGGAAGTGTTACTATTACAACTTCAGGAACAACAAGAGATTTAGCAGTAATAGGTGGTGGTGCAACAAATTTAGTAGCACAAGTAAGAAATCAAACAGGATCAACTTTAACTAAAGGAACAGTTGTTTATATTAGTGGTGCATCAGGAAATAAAGCATTAGTATCTAAAGCTAGAGCTGATGTTGAGGCTACTTCTGCTAGTACATTTGGTATAGTAAATGCAAATATTTCTAACAACTCAAATGGATATGTAACTGTAAGAGGAATTTTAACTGGTTTAAATACATCTGCCTATGCAGATGGAGATACTGTTTATTTATCACCAACAACTGCTGGAACATTTACAGCTACCAAACCTTCTGCTCCAGATCAATTAGTTACTATTGGTGTTATTACTCGTTCTCACGCAACTCAAGGTGAAATGGAGATTACAATTCAAAATGGATATGAATTAAGTGAATTACATGATGTTGATGTTACATCAATAGCAAATGGAAATGTATTAATTTACAATTCAACTTCTGGTGTTTGGGAAAATAAAGCTCAATCAAATATTACTGCAGGTGCTGTTACTAATGGAGTTTATTTAACTGACGCACAAACATTAACAAATAAAACTTTAACACTACCAGTTATATCTTCAATATCAAATACAGGTACAATAACATTACCAACATCTAACGATACTTTAGTTGGTCGTGCAACTACAGATACACTTACAAATAAATCTATTAGTCTTGGAACTAATACAGTTACAGGAACTACTGCACAATTTAATACAGCTTTAAGTGATGGAGATTTTGCTACACTTGCAGGATCTGAAACTTTAACTAATAAGACTTTAACTACTCCTACAATTTCTACAATATCAAATACTGGAACTTTAACTTTACCAACTTCAACTGATACTCTTGTTGGAAGAGCTACTACAGATACATTAACTAATAAAACATTAACATCACCAGTAATTACTACTGCTCCTTCTCCTACATTTACAACTGCTGCTACATTAAATGCACAAGGAGAATTAAGATTAGCTGATTCTGATAGTTCTAATTATGTTGGTTTTAAATCACCAGCTACAGTTTCTACAAATAAAGTTTGGACACTTCCTTCTACTGATGGAACTTCTGGTCAAGCAATAACAACAGATGGTTCAGCAACTTTAAGTTTTAGCACGTTTGTAACTCCACCAACAACAGTTATAGAAACACAAACATTTAGTACAGCTGGAAGTGCTACTTGGACTAAACCAGCTTCAGGAAAATATGCTATTGTAAGAGTATGGGGTGGTGGTGGTTCAGGTGGTAAAGGAGTTTCTAATGGTCCAGCAGGTGGTGGAGGTGGAGGTGGATGTTCTGAAAAAATAATTTTATTATCATCTCTTACTTCTACTGTTACTGTTACTGTAGGTGCTGGAGGAGCTGCACAAACTTCTGCTTCAACACCTGGTAATGCTGGAGGTTCAACTACATTTGGTTCTTATTTAACTGCAACAGGTGGTGGAGGAGGTGGTTATAATGCTGGTGGTGGACAAGGTGGTGGTGGAGGATCAGGAGGATTTGGATCACCTACTGCAGGAACTGGCGGCACAACTAATAATGCAAATGTAACATCTTCAACAGCAGCACAAGTTGCAGGTGGAACTAATGCTAATACATTTTCTTATCAAACTATACCTCTTCAGTCTCTTGATAGTTTGACATCGCCAACATCTTTAACAACTCAATATTTTGTTGGAGGAGTATATGATAATAAATCTGATAATGGATCTTTAGGAGGAGGTTACTCTCCTGATACTAGTAGTATTATTAATATAGGTGCTAGTAATACAGGTTATGGTGGTGGTGGAGGTGGTTCTGGACTTGATAGAGCTGGTACTGCTGCAGATAATCTTGGTGGAAATTCTGTTTGGGGTGGAGGTGGAGGAGGAGGTGCTGCAAATTCTGTAACTGGTGGTAACGCTGGTACATCAACTTATGGTGGAAATGGTTCTGCAGGAACTATTGATACAAACGCTTCATCTGCTGGATCTCAACCAAGTGGAGGATCTGGAGGTACAGAAGGTGGTAACTCTGGTAAAGGTGGAGATGGTAAATGTGTTGTTTACGTTATTAACTAGAAATAAATTATGGCTTATTATTTTTTAATAAATAAAGAAACAAATATTGTAGAAAATTATATTGGATGGGATGGTAATACAGAAAATTGGCAACCACCAGAAACTCATATTATAATTCCTGCTGAAACAACTATAGCTGTTGATTGGATATGGAGTGAAGATATTTCAGAATGGCTTTATGTTGAGGGTATTGGTAATGGTGGAATTGGTGATATTTGGGATGGAACAAAAGTAAGTCAAATTAAACCAGACAAACCACTTACTATCAATAACAAATAATATCTGATATAAAGTAAAACATTAACTAACAATAGGAAAGTAATATGACAATCACATTAATAATAATATCTTTAATCATTGGCTGCTATCTTGGATGGAAGTATGAGCAATCAATTAATGATATTATTGAATCAATTAAATTGCACTTGAATATAAAATAGTTAATACCATATACGATTCATTAACCAATGGAGAATATTATGTTAAACTATACTGATATTAAAAACTACTGGAGCAAGTTCTATGCAGATGCTTTTGAAGATGCAAAATCATTCTGGAAGAACTACGCAGACACAGTAGAAAAATTATACAAAAAATAAATAAATTATATTTATAAAACAATAAGTTATAAAAAATAATTTTATTTACTTATTATTCAATTAACACTATCTGGCTTTTGCCAAACCAACTATAGGAGTTAGCATGGCAAAGAAATCTAAATCAGCAGAAGATATAATCTATCAGATTAAAGATCTCCTGGATGATCTTGAACTAAAGATTAATCCTGAAGATAATTGGGATGAAGATGAGGATCTTGATATAGACGAAGACGAAGAAGAATAGTCTATATAATAGGGGTGGTGAATAGCCACCCTTATTTTAAACACAATCTATAATTGACTTTTTATGCACAGCCACTATAGGTGGTGTATGAAAAGAAAGCAAAAGACTACATCTGCTACATCAATTCGTTTATCTGCACATGAAAAGATTTGTGCTGAACGAATGCAAACACTTATTAAAACAATAGATGAATTAAGAGTAGATGTTAAAGATCTTCGTAGCGATATGAGTAAAGGTAAAGGAATTATTTATTTTATTATATTCCTTGGCGGTATTGTTACAGCGATTGGTAGTTTCTTTCAATTCAGATAAATAAAAAACTAAAAGGGTTTTCAATACTGATGAAGAAATCAGACAAGGGTTTAGTATCAGAAGCATTAGCTCAAGCACACTTTGCTAAAGATCCAGATTTAATTGTATTCACAGCACTAGGTGGAGTTGGTCCAATAGATATTTGTACGTTTAATACTAAGACAAAACAATATACTAATTATGATATTAAGACTGTATCATATAGAAAGTCAGCTACTAATTATGCACACAAAAAGAATGATCGTATCAATAGATCTCCATCTAAAAAACAACAGACAATGAATGTTAAGATTGTTTATGTATATGAAGATGGTAAAGTAGTTGTAAAATAAAACAACTGGAGGGTTATGTACGAAGATCTTAAATCAAGAATTAAACAACATGAAGGTTATCTTGGTAAAGTTTATGTTGATTCATTAGGCAAACAAACAATAGGTTATGGTCATTTACTTACAGAAGATGATGATTTTGCCGAAGGTATTATTTATGACAAAACATTATTAGAAGATATATTTGAAAAAGACTTTGCTATTGCAGTAAAAGGAGCTACAGAATTACTTAAAGAATACACAGTTGCACCATTAGCAAGAGAAGTAATCATTGAAATGGTATATCAATTAGGTAAGGTTGGAGTGGCTAAGTTTAAAAATATGTTTGCAGCTTTAAAAGAATATGATTATACAAGAGCTGCTGCAGAAATGTTAAACTCAGCATGGTATAGACAGACACCAAGCAGATGCGAAGATTTGTCAAACCTTATGAGAAGTTGTCATTGATATGTGGTGGAGTATAATACCTACGTTATTTAAAACTGGTGCTGAGATTTATAAAAATAATAAGCAATCAGAATTATTAGAATCAGAAGCTGAACGCAGATACTTTGAACGTATGGCTAAAGGCGAGATTGAATATCAAAGAGATGTCTATGAGGATCAGCAAAAAGGATGGAAAGACGAATTCGTTTTAGTCATTGTATGTATTCCAATTATACTTTTATCTTATGCAGTATTTAGTGATGATGTTAATATTAAAACTAAACTAGATTTATTCTTTGATTACTTTGGTAAGTTTCCTACTTGGTATCAATGGTTAATCGTTGGTATATTCTCAGCGATCTATGGATTAAAACCTACGCTTGATATGTTTAAAAAATGAGTGATCAAATAATGACAGCATCTGGAAGTAAGTATAGTAAGAAAGTTTCTTTACTATCTCAACAAGGATCTAATATTAAAGTAAAAATTAAAAGCAATGGCAAAAAAAAACCTAAAAGCCATTTAGTAAAAAATACAAATGGCTAAAAGAAATCTAGAAAATAAATACATTAAGCCACCTACTAAGAAAAGAAAAGGAAGACATACTAAGAGAGTTAATAAAAACAAAACTTATAAAGCATACGTTGGTCAAGGCAGAGGATGATACAATTATTATTAATGAAAATTTCTACCTGGTTAATGCCTGAGCCTAAAAGAAAAAAGCGTATAGTAAAATTTAAAAAGGTTATAAAAAAAGGTAAGAAGTTTATATGAATCAAAACAAAATAAGCAAATGTATTTTTTGGTTAAGCAGAGGATTCTGTGCTTTACTTAAACAATGTAAGTGTGCTAACGTAAATGAGGATCACTTTAATCCTTTTAA